TATGCCCTAAAAAAACAATTATATATGACTTTCTAGCAAAAAATATACTTTATTTAGATAATATTCTAAAATATATTATAAAATACTATATAAACTATTGATTTAATTGAATTGTTAAACTGTTTTATTATCAGTTATCTTTTTAAATTGTTTATTTAACTAATGATTTTAAAATATACATCTATATTGCTTAAAAGTGTGTATAAAAAAAATAAACAATGTATGGTTAATATATTAATACTATATAATACAAAAATAAATTTTAGTTATATAAATAAAATGTTTGACATTTAAATTATAATAATATCTAATGTACAAAATTAACTATTAAAAAGGAAATAACAAAATGGATTATAAAAAACTAAATAAAAAATTATTAAGAAAACTTGGTTCAATATCGATTGAATTAGATAATAAAATGATACAAATAGCTGAACATACTTTTATATATCCTAAGGATAAAATTAAAAAAGCTGAAATAACAAATTTAGAAAATTATTATAATAAATTAGTAGCATTAGAAGAAAAGGTATATCAAAAACATAAATTACATATTAATGAAATAATTTAATTACTCTATTACTACAGATTATAAAATGTCTGTAGTACAAGAGTTATTAAACTCAAATAAAACTAACAATGAAAGGAAAAAAACAATGTTAAATAAAACTCAAAAAAGATTAAATGAAATTAAAAAAATATTAGAAGATAATTATTTTAATACTTTAGATATGGATTTAATAAAGGAAAGGAATGATTTAGAATTTAAACTAAACAAAGAAAATATTAATTTTAGATTAACTTGTAATAATAAATATTATTATGCGAACCAATGCAAAATATTTACAAATCATATTATGAAACATGGTTTTCCTTATAAGGATATTAAAAGAATAAAAGAAGATGGAATAACTTTCAATAAATATTCTATTAATATTGGTTATAATCAGCATTGTGAAGACTTAAAAAGGTTTAATTCTAAAGATGAATTGCTTGGCTTTGTAATTGGTTACAATTCTGCGAATGGTTTAAATTAATTAAATAGGAAAGGAAAAAAACAATGGAATATTTAGATTATTATAAAACAAAATTAGATATTAATGATTATGTTAATATGGATTATCAAAAAGGCGAATTTGCGAATAAAGGAAGAATTGTTGGATTTACACCACAAAAAGTAAAAGTCTATAATGCCTATGAAGATAAAACATTTTATATAAAATCAAAAAATCTAACTTTAATAACAAAGTTTAAAAAAGAAAATTAATTTTTATCTTGCAACAGTATAATTAATTTTGTATTGTTGCATAATAAAGATTAATTATATAACTAGATGAAAGGAAAATAAAACAATGCAAATAAAAAACATAATTAATATATATAATCTTTCTACACCTGAAGAAATTAAACATGGTGTAACATGGTATAAAAAAGCATATATTGAAAGTAAAAAACTTGCCTTAAAATATGATATTCCAATACATATTGTTATAGGTGTGATTGCAGGATTATCACCTAATAATAAATGGGATAGAAATATAGAAAATGCTGACACCATGATTAATGCCTTTATAAATGGTAATGCCATTGAAAGCTTTAAAGTATCAACATATAACAAGATGAAAGAAAAAGCATGGCTGATACTTGAAACAATGCCAAGCTATGAAGAAACAATAACCATTTTAAATGGTAAAAAAATTGTATCATTTTATAAAAATATTAATGGTGATGAAACAGAAATAACTATTGATGGTCATGCAAGAAATATATTTTATAATGATAGACAAGGATTAACAACACCTAAAACCAATATAACAAAATTAGAATATGCAAAAATACAAAAAGCATATTTAAAAGCAAGTAAGAAAATAAAAGTTAATGGTAGTGTTTTAAAAGCCTATGAATTACAAGCCATTACATGGTTAGCATGGAAAAGAATACACAATATTTAATTAACTACTATCATAGAAAGGAATAAAACAATGCTTAAACATTTATTATTAACTCTATTATATATAATAATAATAGGTTTAATTATATCATTAATATTCATAACTTTTGCTTATGGTTTATTTAATGGTGAAAAAAGTTTTTATCTTATAACATTATTTTTTATGGGATTATTATTTTATATCATGTTTAATTTTCATGATTTAATTTTGCATAAATAGGAAGGAAATAAAACAATGAAAAAATTAAATGCTAAACAAAAAGCTGAAATAAAAGAATTAAAAAATGATGTTATTTTATTATCTAATTTTATAGATAAATGGTGTACTGTTAACACTATTGGAATGACTTTAAATGAATATCAAGATTATGTTTTAGTTAAACAAATACTTAGAGAAAGAGCAAAAATATTATGTTGATAATAGATAATAAAGATGAAATAAATTGTATAACTTGTAACAAAAAAGATATAATATATAAGATGTATATTTTTAATAATAGGTTATATTGTTTTAAATGTAGTATGGAAAAATTAAAGGGAGTATATAAAAATGACTATATCAAGAGATAAAAAAAGATTAAGATTTTGGAAAATGAAAAGACAACAAGTAAGAAAATCTAGAGAATATCACAAAGTATACAACATGAAATATTTTTTAGGTGGTTTTGAAAAATATAGATATGAATATAAAAGAATGGAAAAAAATAATAGTTATATAAAAAAAGTTTATTGACAATTAATTTTATATATGTATTATAATTGTATAACTAAATGAAAGGAAAAATACAATGCAACAATTAATATTAAAAAACATAGACGTAAAAAGTTTATCTTTTAAAACAAAAAAAGGTAAGATTTGTAAACATTGGATTTTCTTAATTCAAGATAATTTTAGAGATGAGTTAGGAAGATTTACCAAGTTACCAAAAGATGCTAGATTTTGGGATAAAGAAGAAGATAAACAATTAACTTTACCATACTAAAAAAACTTATTGACTAACACATTGATTTATTTTAGTGTGTTAGTTATACAATTAAACAATAACAATGGAGAAAAATAAAATGCTAGATACACAAAAATTAATACAATTAGATGATAACTTATTATTTGATATTGACTATGAAAAAACAAGATTAGCAAGTAAAAAATATGTTATCAACACCTTAACTGATAAACCTATTGGAATAGTAGGAAATAGTTTTAAGACTACATCACATAGTAATTTTATTGATGCAGTAGAGGGAGTTATAAAAGCAAATAGAACACCATTAGAATTAGCTGATGCAAAAGTAAAAGTATCAACTGCTAAAGATAATGCAGTTATAATTGCTGATATTACCTTGCCTAATGTTACAACTAAAATACAAACTGATGTACATGAAACAACAATAGCTGAAAGAATTATAGCTTTACATGGTGTTGATGGTAGTATGAGCAATCAAGTATATTTTGGAGCAATAGATTTCTTTTGTACTAATGGTCAGATTAGTGGAGAATATGACAAAGTTAGAAGAAAAAATACTTCAAGATTTAATATAGATGTATTTGCTGATGAAGTACAAAATGCTAAACATAACTTCTATGAGCAATCTAAAAGGCTGAATGCTTGGGCAAAAATTACTTTAGATGGTGTTGAAGTAAAAGATATTATTGCTAAAATTGTTAAGTCAGATAGAAAAGCTGATAAAATGAATAGCTTATATCTAAATGAAGTGAGCAATAGAGGTAACAATTTATTCTCTTTATATTCAGCATTTACTAACTATTCAAGCTATGCTGACGAAAGGAATGGATTTAAACTAAAAGAGATGGGCAATGATACTGAAAGCATATCTATGTGGAATAGAGAACAAGAAGTATCTAAATGGATTAGTTCTAAAGAGTTCAAGGAATTAGAAGTAGCCTAACAACAATAGAAAGGTGTTGCATTTTTGCAACACTTTTTCTTCTTGACAATACTTAAATCTCATGCTATTACTTATATAACTAAATAAGAAAGGACACAAAATGAAAAAACTAAAAACAAAAATCTACTTAGATATGGATGGAGTGATAGCTGACTTCTTCAAGGCAATAGAAGAAAGATACAATGTAAAACATTGGAAAGAAATAGATATGGAGCAATCAGTATCAGACTTAAAAGGAACTAACTTTTTTGGACACATACCAAAGTTCAAAACAAGTGATACTCTAATTAGTTATATAAATAAAATAACAGATGGAGATTGGAATATCTTATCTTCGCCTTTAAGATACGACAATAATAACTCAGAATTTTGGAAAAGGTATTGGTTAGCTAAACATAAGTATACACCTACTGATGCAATCTTCGTAGGTAGAAAAGAAAAGTATGCAACATATAAAGGCAAGGCTAACATTCTAATAGATGATAAACCAAAAAACATAGAAAAATGGATAGCTAAAGGTGGCATAGGTATAAGATACCAAGCCAATGAAAATAGCTTAGACTACTTATATAAACAAATAGAAAGGTATATGAAATGACAAATGAAGATGCAAAAATTTATTGGAAAAATCAATTATTTAATACAAAGTTTTTGATTAGAGATGTATTCACTTTAGAAGAACTAAAGGAATTACAAATAGATATTGAAGAGGCAATAGTAAATAAGGAGTAATGAAAATGACTAAGCCAAGCTCACATTTAATTAAAGTAGAATTACTTAGAAGACTATACATAAGACATTGTGGTATATTTGGAAAGGTAAGTGAGGAAAGATATCAAGGTGTACTTGATGGATTAGATTTAACTATGGAATTATCACAAAGTATTAAGACTTTTGAAAAGGATATAAAAGAATATAAAAATAAGATAGCTTAATTATACAACTAAAACTAGGAGAATAAAAAATGACTTGGGTATTATATGTATTACTAATGACAGACACTAGAACTTTACAAGGTGTCTTATCTTCTCATTACTTTAAGACAGAACAAGAATGTAATCAGTTTTATATTGATAATAAATCTGACTTAGATAGAGATGTATATGAAAAATTTCAACCTCGTATAACTAAATTTGAAATAATTCAAATAGGTTGTATGAAGACAACTGCTTTAATGGATATTAAATAATGGAAATAATAATAGGATTAATATTGTTTGGAGAAATATTACACATATTAATTACAAGAAGTTCTTGGTTGTTTTAGTTGACAACAAGATAAAACAATGTATTATATTTATATAACTAGGAGAAACTACAATGCAACACAATGTAAAATACTATGCTAGTGAGATTGATAAATATCCTATCAAGGTAACACAAGCAAACTTTCCTAACACAATACAGTTAGGAGATATACAAGACATACAACCATATCAATGGCAACAATCAACTGACATATTAGTAGGTGGTAGTCCATGTCAAGGATTTAGTTTTGCAGGAAAACAACTAAACTTTGCTGACGAAAGAAGTAAATTGTTTTTTGAGTTTGTTAGATTAAGAGATAAACTTAAACCTAAATACTTTCTACTAGAAAATGTTATAATGAAAAAAGAATATCAAGATGTAATATCTAGTTATCTAGGTGTACAACCATTGATGTTAAACTCTAGTCTATTTACTGCACAAAATAGAAAGAGATTATATTGGACAAACTTTCCTATAGATTGTGATATACAAGATAAAAATATAATCTTACAAGACATACTAGAAGAAGATGGTATAGCTTGTAAAGAGATGACCAATGCCAATGGTAAATCACATTGTCTTACTGCTACATACAATGGTGCAGTTTGGTGGAATAGCATACAAAGAAAACAACGAACTATGGTAGGTTGTATTGAAGTAGGTCATGCTGAAGAGTATGCACACTATAAACATGAACAAGCCAAGAGAGTATACCACCAAGAGGGAAAATCACCTACACTATTAACAATGCAAGGTGGTAATAGAGAACCTAAGGTTGCTACTTATTCAACTAAAGGTGGTCGTATTGTCAATAGAAGATTAGATGAAAATGGTACAAGAAAAGATAATCAACTAGACTTACCATTTACAACACAAATAGAGGTTAGACAAGATGGTAAAACAAATTGTTTAACAACAGTACAAAAAGATAATGTGATTGTAAAAGGTATGACATGGAGAAAGTTAACACCATTAGAATGCGAAAGATTACAAGGTTTACCTGACAATTATACTAATCATGTATCAAAGACACAACGATATAAAATGTTAGGAAATGGATTTAATATTCCTACGATTAGTCATATAATTAAAGATTTACCTTTACATGAATTTGAATCCATTGTATCATGCTTTGATGGTTATAGTGGATTCCAACAAGCATTTAACCAAGAACTTAATAGGAGAAATAACAATGCAAGTTAAAAAATTAGTTAAAAATATAATTAAAATAAGTGATGCCTTAGAAAAGAAAGATACTCAGCTACTTTACCAAGAAAAAATAATTGATGGTTTAAGGAGTGAAGTAAAAACTTTAAATGATATCATTGAAGAAAAAAAACTCGAAGTTAAACCTAAAGACTATACTCTTGAAGAATTACGAAAAGAAAAAGATGAGGCTCTTGATGAAGGTGTTAGTTTATCTAATCAACTAGAAAGTTTAAAAGAACAACTAGAAGAAAAAGAAGAACTAATAAATAAGTTATCTAAGGAAGAACAAAGATGGAGAAAGGCATATGCTAGAGATTGTTACACTCAAGGATGGAGATATGTATTCTCTGAGATACCTAATGACACAGAAGGTCAAGAGTTTGTAGACACTTGTAAGAAGTATCTTAATAGGGAATCATATATATTGAGAGTAAAGGGTCAGCACATCAAGGATGAACTCAAGGGACAAGGAAGAACTGCTTATGGACAAAATTTAAGTGAGTCATCCTGCATGAGAATTTATATAGATACAAAGAAAGGAGAATAATTATGTGGGGTAGAATAATAGAATGGTTAAACATAGATTTTAACAAGAGATATGGAGAAGGTACAAAATATGACCTCGACTATGGTAAACTTGTTATCATAGGACTATGTATTTATATAGCCATAAAGGTATCATGATGGCTAAGAAAAAAGATTATCCACATTGGGTAAAGATGTCTGATGATTCATTCAATAAGACATTAAAATTAATAATAATACTATTGTATGCATATGCAGTATTTGAAGTAGCAAAGGAGTTATTATCATGAGTATACAAAGAGACCAATTAGAAATGAAACCTTACGTTGAGACAGATGCTCAATATGAGAAAAGAAAAATTAATTTGTTAGAACTTGAGAGCCAAATTAAAGAGTATAAAATCATAGAAAATTTTAAAGATGGTGTTACAGATGCTATGATACATGGCACAAGAGATGAGAAAAAATCACACCATTATTATAATCAAGGTTATGACTTTGGTATAGATTTGTTTTGTAAACAAGAGGAGTGGACACATGATTAAATTAATACATGATGCATGGCAATCTGTCATGAACTATGAATACAATCCCTTGCGACATATACCTGACTTAAACACTAGGCATATGGTTATGCAAGTGTTAGCATGGATGTGGTGTATTGCATTCTCTATGTATTTTGGTAGTATGTGGATGTTTGGTATAACTGCAGTTGCTCATGTATTCATATTGGGTGCAGTAGTAATAACAGTTGCAACATTTGAAACTGCAAAGAGAAAGCCAAACTTCTTTATACAAAAAGGATATCATACACCTAGTCGTAGTCGTGCTATATATTACAATGGCAAAAGATTTGAGTTAGATAACAATGACAAAGGGGGAGAACATGAATAATGAAGATTTAATTTGGTTAATACTAGGTGCTAGTTCAGTAGCATTTATATTTGGATACTTTGGAGTAGGATTATGATAACAAAAGAAGATAAAATTAAATTTATTGTTGAACAAGAAAAGTTAGCAAACAATTCTTGGAAGTGGATTAAAAAAGCAGACGATAAAACAATCAATGATTTATATAATTATTGGACACAAGAGTTATAGTTGTATGACTAAAACAAAACAACAACAAAAGGAAGATGATATGATATTATTATCTTGGAAGGACTATTCAAAAAAGCACAATGTTTATTCCTTGTTAGTTTGGATAGTCTATATTATAACATTCATACCTATGTTCATAGCATGGGTTATAATAGAGTTTAGGAGAGATTAAATTATGGGCAAATGGAAATATGTTAGAACTAATTCTAAAGGAGATGCAGTATTTAGAAAAGATACAAACGAAAGTTTAGAGTTTGTTGAAAATTATCTCAAAGAAAAAGAGATTGAATATTGTATAAATTTACCTGCATCATTGATTTACATAGAAAATGAAGAGGGTAGGGAGTATGTTTATTATTGGACTACAGGCAGGTGGTCTAGAAGAAAACCTAAATACAAAGTTCATTATCACAGTAATGGCATAGATGATTTTGTTACTAGATTTTTAAACAGATTTGTTGAACAAAACAAAATTGAAAGAGAGTTAAAAAATGAGCAAGATGACAATAAAAGATTTGGTTAACGAATACTATAAATCTAGTGATTTCAATATGTTAGCCTATAAAACTCAAGTAGATTATACGAATTGTTTAGAGTCAATGTTAGGCACTCAACTCAACAAAAATTTTATTTGTACAACTAAAGTAAATAAGTTATCAGGTGCTATGGCTAGGCAGTCATATGAAAAGTGGCTAAAACGTGGCATTTATATGGCAAACCACATGGTTGCAACATCTAGGAAAGTTTATTCCTTTGCTATGGAGATGGGATATGCAGAATACAATCCATTCTCTACATTTAAGTGTAAAGTTACCAAGCCTAGAAAGGTTGTATGGACAAGAGAACAGATAACACAGATGTTAGATTACTGTTACAATGATTTTAAGTATAGAAGTTTAGGTTTAATTATACAAATGTCATATGAATGGTGTCAGAGAGTTGGAGATATGAGGATGTTAAAGTTTGAGAACATAGATTTTGACAAGGGCATACTCAATCTTGAACAATCTAAGAGAGGTGCAAGTGTTACCCTGCCTATCAGCGAAAATTTACTTGAAATGTTAAAGGAGCAGAAACAAGACTATGACTTCCAAGAATATGTCGCACCCTATCCAAGCACCCTAAGAGGCTCATACAAGCCTTATTCACTTCATAGGCTATCCATAGTAGCAAGAAGGGTTATCAAGCTCTGTGGGTTACCTAATGAGCTTAGAATAGCTGATTTAAGAAGGACAGGTACTACTGAGATGGTAGAGGCAGGTGTTTCAATGGGTCAGATTATGTCAGTTACAGGTCATGCAAATCCACAATCTGTTAAGCCTTACATGAAAAATACTTATGAAAGTGCAAAAAGAGCCTTGACAACTAGAAAAAATTACGATACTAATAATTAAATGATACATATTAAGTGATACACATATGAATGTATATACATATATAAATGATTTACACTTAAATGTAGGAGAAAGTAAAAGATATAACTGTCCACAATGTAATGGGTATAAAACTTTTAGTGTTACAAATAATATGGGCAATCTTTTATGGAATTGTTACAAGGCATCTTGTAGATTGTCAGGTTCAAAAAGAATACACTTATCTGTTGATGACATAAAGACATCATTACAATTAGTTAAACAACTAGATGATACATTTACTATGCCTGAGTACATAGTTCATCATGCAGATAGACCTGAGATTATAAAATTTACAAGTGAATATGGAATTGATTATAAAAAAATACCACTCTACTATGACATCAAGGATAAAAGGATTGTTTTTCCTATCAAGGATAATGGGATTATCGTAGATGCCATTGGTCGTTCTACAACTTTTCGATTACCTAAATGGAAAAGGTATGGAAAAAATAACTTGCCTTTTTCTTTTGGTTGTGGTAATGTGGGAGTCGTGGTTGAGGATTGCATAAGTGCCTCTGTTGTAGGTGGTGATGTTTTTGTAGGGGTAGCTGTGTTGGGAACATCATTAAGTGAATCACATAGAAAGTACCTATCGCAATTCTCAACTGTGATAATAGCACTAGACCCTGATGCAATGCCCAAGACACTAGCCTTTGCAAAAGAGTTAAGAGGTCATGTGAGTGATGTAAGAGTTTTAAAATTAAAGGATGACTTAAAATATAGAAACGAAGAAGATTTAAATAATTTATACAACCTAACCCCTAAGGAGAAACAACATGGAACTATCGTTAATTAGAAGTTTAATGGACAAAAAATTCTATGATGAACATAGAGGAGCAAAATGTCCTGATAGATTGTTTAGTAAAGATGTAAGAAAAATTAAACAGGCTATCGACAAGGCTATGTCCACATATGAAAGAACAGTAACACCTGATGAGATTGAAGCCTTGTTTATATCAGGTAATCCATCAATGACTACTGCACAAAAACAAGCCTACTTGAGTTTGTTTACACAAATAAAAAAGGAGAATCCACTTGGAGAAGATGTCGCACAGGAAGTATTATCTAAGTTATTTCAGCAGGTGGTTGGTGAGGACATTGCTAATATTGGCTTTGACTATGTTAATGGTACTCAATCCTCACTTGAACCCATTCGTAATATTTTGGAATTATATGGAGATGATTTTACACCTAATTTAAATATTGAATGGGATGACATGAGTTTAGAAACTTTAATAGCTAAGAATAGTTTAGAGGCAAAGTGGATATTTAATATTCCTGCATTGACTAGGAAGGTAGAGGGAGTGAGTGCAGGACACTTGATTGAGATAGGTGCTAGACCAAATACAGGCAAGACATCATTCCATGCCTCACTTGTTGCAGGACAAGGTGGGTTTGCACATCAAGGTGCTAGATGTGTTGTGTTATGTAATGAGGAATCAGCACATAGAGTTGGTGCAAGATACTTAACATCAGCTACAGGCATGACAATGCATGAGATAAAAGAAAATCCTGATAAGGCAAGAGATAAGTATGAGGCAGTAAAAAAGAACATATTTATTAAGGATGCCTCAGGAAGAGATATGAATTGGGTAGAAAGTGTTTGCAAATCTTATAAACCTGATGTAGTAATATTAGATATGGGAGATAAGTTTGCAAAGGCAGGTGGTTTTGCTAGACCTGATGAGGCACTAAAGGCAAATGCAATTCATGCAAGACAGATTGCAAAGATGCATGAGTGTGCCATGTTTTATATGTCGCAATTATCTGCAGAGGCAGAGGGTAAAGTTTATCTTAATCAGGCTATGATGGAAGGTAGTAGAACAGGTAAGGCAGCAGAGGCAGATTTAATGATTCTAATAGCAAAAGATACAGTTAAGAATCCTGATGGTGGAGAGGAAGAAAGTCCTGCTAGACATTTAAATGTTGTTAAGAATAAGTTATCAGGATGGCATGGTGTTCAGCATTGTGAATTAGATTATTTAACTGCGAGGTATCTATGAAGCTAACTCTTGATGTAGAAAACACAACAACAAAAAGAGATGGTAAGTTACATCTTGACCCATTTGAGCCTACAAATAAATTAATAATGGTAGGTTGTTTGGAAGACAATGGACAACAACATTTATTTAATATGGATGTGCCTGATGGAATATATCTACAGGAAGTTTTAGACAGAGCAACAATATTGATAGGACATAACATAGCCTATGACTTGATGTGGTTGTGGGAGTGTGGATACAAATATGATGGTGCAGTATTTGATACCATGTTAGCTGAATACATAATACAAAGAGGCATTAAGCAACCTTTATCTCTTGAGGCTTGTGCAGAAAGATATGAATTAGAAACACAAAAGAAAGATACACTTAAGCATTACTTTGCTCAAGGTGTTGGAGTAGATGGTATACCAAGAGATGAATTAAAAGAATATTTATCAGCAGACTTAAAGGCAACTCAACAACTCTCGGATAAGTTGTATAGAAAATTAAACAT